TTCATAGGTTGATGGAACATCTTCTTCTATTACTTCAGCAACTTCAGTTACACCTGTACCTCTATTTTGTGCCGCTAACCATGCTGCGTAACTAGGATAACCTCTGTATCCTCCGTCGCCACCTGATTGTTGATTCATGTTTTTTAAATAACCTGTACCTTTTAATAATTGTAAATTTTCGGGCGATAAAAAATCTTCGTCAGTCCAATCGTCCCAAATATAACCACCTCCTCGTTGTTCGCTAAAAGGAGCAGGATTTTTTTTCATGTAAGATTCAATATATTGTTTTCTTCTTTTAAGATCATGTTTGTTTTTTAATTTTGTAAAAATTGATTCTTTTTCTTTCTTATCTTTTCTCTCTGCTAGTAATTGAGCTCTCTGGTTTGTGTTAATTTGAGTTTGAGTTTGTGGTTGAACTATTCCGTGCCCCGGTACAAAACCTACTCCACCCCCTTTTTCCACATTGTCAGCGTGTAAATCTTCTGCATGTCCTTTTCTAGTGTCTGCATAATTAGTTGACCCATGATGCTGTGCACCTAATCCTCTAGCTTGTGCTTCCATAGGAGACATTCCAGTTGCTAACTTTACTCTCATAATCCCACCATCATTTTTTTCAATTCTACTTCCATAGGTGTCCGCCCAATCTCTTGCGATCTTAGGTTCGTTAGCCCATAGGTATCTTCTTTGCTTTTCTGATTGGAAAGGCACTAAACTCCTCCTCTTAAACTTTCAATTCCTACTTCTTCAATTTCTTCTGTTTGTGGTCCAAGGCCCGCGATTCCTTGTCCTTGGTCCGCTTGCATTTGTTGTAGGATTTGTTTCCAAATTCCACTTTGAAAAAATTGTTCAAAGCTTTGAAACTGAGACTGTTGTTCGGGATCTAACCCTTCCCATATTTCTTGAGCAATCTGCATTTCTTGTTGCTGTTGCTGAGGATTCTGAGGACCTTCGTTCCCTGTATATTTAATAGAAGGAGCGTCTGTTTGTAATTGTTCTGAAATATTAATATCTGTTATAGCCATAATTATCCGTGTGTTTAAGATTAAAGAGCAGGTATTTCTCCTGGGTTTATTATACTACTTTGTTTTTGAAAACAAATCAAGGGGTGGCATGATTACTCTGACATCTCTTTGCACATCCTCCTCTGGGATATTAGCTGCTTTTAAAGCGGCTTCATCCGTATATTTCTCCCCCGTCTTCTTGTTAGAAAGGGTCGTTATTATTTCTTTGGGTTTTAATACTATAGTTTCGTCCATTATGTTGTTACCTCTTTTTTAATGTTTAGATAGCTGACTGCAAAATCAAATGAATCTGCGCTACCTGCTTTAATGGTAAGGGTTGTGCCCCCTACTACTATTAGCGGTTGAGTTAATAATTCCTTCGTCTGATTTGCCGTTAAACCTACTGTTTTAATAGCTGTAATAGCATTATTAGTAACGGTTACACTGGGAGTCCCAGCTGATGTAACAAGAATAGATTTGATAACATAGGTTTCACTGACTAAAGGATTACCTGTACCAAAAGGATTAAGTTCTCCATTGGTAGTATTATTATCTATTCCTACAAAGTCGTATTGGTTTACTACTGCCATTAATCTAAAAAGAAGCTTCTAGCTTCTATCTCCTGTTTTAATTCTTCTTGAAAGGTAGTGTTTAATTTCTCTAATACAGCATCTAAATCTCTTACTAAAGAGTGTGCTACATCTGCTTGATATTCATCGCTTGCCCGGGTTAATGATTGAACTATCTTGGCCATTATCTTCTTCCTCCTGCATGTACATCTAACCTAAAAGTTCCCATTTTCCAATTAGAATCTACTGCAGTATTAGATATTTTTACTGCAACCGATCGTCCTCGAGCCCTGCAAGATTGATAGTTAGTAGCAGATGTAATAGTAAAAGGCCCTAATGTAGAGCTCGCTGCGGTTTGATTAGGAAAATTCCTTAAGTCTAATTCAACGATTGTATTTCCAGCTTGAGATACAAAGTCAGGTAAAAATCTACTAACTCTCATCACAAATTCTCCATCTCCTCTGAATGTAATTCCTTGTTTTTGATCTTGAGTAATATCAAAATCTCCTGAAAGAATATTAGCAGGTATAGCATAAGTCGTTCCACCTTTAATATAATTAACTCCTGTTTCATGTTCATAATAAATAGTAGTTCCGTCTGTATTACCGGTTACATCAAACGAGGTATCTGTGCCTGCATCATAAGAAGTTGCATGAGGTAAACCAAAGACAGCTGAATCTTGCCAAGTGCTTCTTGGAAATATAGAACTCGCATTGGTAAACCAAATAGGCCTAGATGGAGTTGAATCTAAATAACTATAGACTACACATCTATCTACAACGTTGGAAGTAGATGTTGGATAAAACCACATCACCTCCCCAAACAAGTTATTAATTCCACAATAGATAAATTGATTTGAAGTGTTGTTAATATCATCATAAACATAGTCTTCTACTAAGCAGTCCATTGATTCTAGTTTACCAGTAAATCTAAAGAAACCATTATCAGACATCCAATAAGCCGCACCATCAACTTCAACCGCTGCGTTCATTCCAATCAGTCCACAGTTAGTACCTACTTGTTCAAAAGCAAATGTAAAAGGAGTTCCAACAAATCTCATAGTAAATAATGAAGTATCGGTCCATACGTAAAGTGCATTTCTACCTAACTTCGCTCCCATGATCCGTGATCCGGCAGCCAGTCTTTGTGTACCAGCGGTATTAACTGCAGTAGGTTCCCAGTCAGTTATATCCTCTTGAGAAGAGAATCTTATAAACATATCATCTTGAGAAGACGTGTCTGCTATTGTTGTTTCTGTTCCAAATAAAACTAAGTGACGATCAGGAGTAGAGACTAACATGTCACGTGACGCTGTCGGTGCACCAGAAATAATCGTAGCTCTTGTAGAAGTAGCTGCTGCTAAATCTGAATCCCATTCAAAGACAGCTCCATTATGAATTAAAGCAATAAGAGTTGATCCTAAATTGTCCAAGGACCACAAACCAGGATCCGTTACTTTATCTGTATTAGCTGCAGGAGAACCCCATCCTGTAAAACTAGAAGCATTAGTAACTGCACTTAGAGAACTCCATGATTGTCTTGTAGAGTTTAAAACTCCTCTAGTAATACCCGTAATAGTACTTCCTGATACTCCTGTGTATGAAATTAATTCACTGCCAGCTATACTGCCAATGGTTCCAACAGTTATATAATTAGTTCCTGAAGAAGGCAGTCCTGTAGTACTTGTTAAAGTAATAGTGGTTCCTGATCCACCTGTTCCAAAAGCATTATCGCTTAGGGTGCCATTTAAAGTTGTTGTAATAGCTCCTAAAATATTACCACCAAATAGGGATATACCCCAACCATAAGCTCCCACCTGTTCCGCTGGTCCCACATGATAATAACGATAATAAGTTATGCCTCCAGAAGTGGTTGCCCCCGATCCTGTTTCGGCATCGTCCATAGTAATAGTGATGGTAGTAGAAGTGGGTGCAGTCGTTACCATGTACTTTTTATCTGCAAAATCTGCGGCTACATAGTTAGAATTAGTTATAGATGTAAAAGTACCCGTACCCCCAAATAAAATAATGTCTCCGGCTACAAAACCTGGAGCAACGCTAAATGTAATAGTAACCTCTGTCTGACCATTAGTCGTAGTAAATGCACTAGTGATAGCTGTGCCCGAGGGATTAACTAAAGGGTGAATGTCATAATAAACTCCACCTGTGTATGCGTATAAAATTCTATTGGTTCCAATCGCTGCATACTTAATAGAAGACTTATTAACCATATGATGCAACGCTCGCGCGGCACCTGTTAATTTACTTTCTCCTAATTGATTCCAGCCACCTACTTTTTCAGGTGTGCCATATCTAAAACGAACATTTTCTCCACCCGTCCATTGTGCTTCAGCTCCGGTAGATGTGATTTGTTTATTGAATCCTGGTAGAAAACCTATTTTTTGTAGCATATAAAATCCTGTTTATTATGTATTCCTTATTGGGGGAACACCTAACATTGGCCTTCTGTCGAACCTGTTCTTTTCAGCAAAAGGACCATTTACATGGTTATAGTGAAGAAACACTTGTCCGCAAGTATTTCCTTCAAAAGGTTCTCTCCAATGCTCTAACTCGCATCCACTGTATACTAACATGTCTCCTACTTCAAGTAAGACTTTAGTACCTTCGGGAGCATTGGGTTTATGTACATTCTTGTATTCATCAATAACATTATTGGCTCCAGTGCCATCTATAAATATAGGCCATGGGTCTCCTCCTAAATGAATAGTTGTGGAGATTTCACAGCTTGGTCTATCTTTATGTCGTTTTAATATGTCGCCCTTTTTATATATTCTAGCGTAAGAGTATGTCGGAATAAGACTTAATCCTGTTTCCTGCTGCATTACAGGGAGTACTTTCATTAATAAAGTCTCCATTACATGATCAGCATAGTGTGAATAAGTATTAGGTATTTGTTTATCTGTCCATGTACCTAACATACCATTGTCATAAATTAGATTATTATCGTACATAAATTTAACCGCATCTCTTTTAAGAAGAAAATAGTTAAAGATAAAGTTAGCTAGCTCGTAGCTAAGTGCACCTTTGATTACTTGATATTTATTAAAAGCCATGTTGTATAAAATTAAAACTTACTGATATTCTTAAATCATTTGATTGATTGGGTTCAACGGCATGCCACAACCAAGCAGGAAACATTATAATACGTCCTGGAATAGGGTCAAGGTTTGCATCTCTCCATAAATGTTTAGGGGGTTTACCTTCTTTTCTCACAGGCATTACTATTTGTACCCCTGCTCTCGGGTCATATATCTTAAGTCTTCCAGCTTGTGGATTAGATTTAACATAATATACACCTGAAAATAATGAATTAGGATGTAGATGAGGTT